CCGCGTACCGGCGCGGTTGTTGCGGGTATTGTGCCGCTCCGCGCGGTTGATTTCAAGGCCACCGTGGGGGCTGATGTGATAGATACGTTTCTGAATACGCTTGAGTTTGCCGACACACATACGATTAACGGTATACAGATGCCCGCCGTGGTTGACAGCCCTGTTTTTACAGAGCGGCAGGCGCGGAGCCAGAAAGACTATGCGGACGGCATATACACCGACCGCAAGGTTGTGTATGTGTCGGCTGCGGCGTTTGGCGTACGGCCTGCGCTGGGCGAACAGCTTATGCTTGACGGGGCGCGGTTTATAGTAACCGAGTGCACCGACGAAATGGGCATGTATGCTATAACAGTTGAGGCGAGCGAGTTTTAAATGGCTATATCTGTTTTCCAGTTGGGCGCGGCTGATGTTGAGCGCGCGCGTGCACAGCTGGGGCACATAAAGGGCGGTCCCGAACGCGCTATTGCGGCTGCGCTGAATCGTGCGGCGGATATGGCGAAGGCCGAGGCGATACGCAAAGTACGCGATATATATACAATTAAGGCGCGCGATGTGCGGCAGACGATGCATATAAGCCGCGCAAGGCCGGGCGACACAACGCCGACGGCGATTATCAGTTCAAAGGACGGCGCGTTGCCGCTTGATAAATTCAAAATGCGGCCAACGCGCCCGTCGAAAAAGCGCCGCGAAGTGCAAATTGAGGTGCGCAAGGGCCGCACAAGGGGCATGGGGCGGCGCAATTTTGTTGCGCAGATGCCTAGCGGTAAAATAGGTGTTTTTGCCCGCACCGGCGAGTGGCGCACAATGCGTGCAGGCCGCTATGCCGGGCAGGTACGCGAGGCTATAAAAATGTTGTATGGCCCGGCAATACCTGTTATGTTGGGCGTGCCTGATGTGGCTGATGCTGTTACTGCCCGTGCCGGTAGTGTTGTGTTGGATAGATTGGAGCATGAAATCGGGCGTTTATTTGACAAGGGGCGCAAACGATGATTGAGTTGTGCAACGCTATTGAGGCGCACATAACGGATGCTGTAAAGGACCTGCGTATGGCGTACCCGCGCGGCGAACCGCGCCCGCCGCAAGTTGTGCATGGTTTTTTACCGCCCAAACAGCGAGGCAATGATGCCGACGACGACGCGCCGTTTATTATTGTGCGTCCGGTTGACGGCAGCGATGGCGAGCAGGATAGTACCGTAACCGTCGCCCTGATTTTTTCGGCGTATGCTGAGGACGAGCGCGGGGTTGACGAGGTTTTGCATGCATTATGGCGCGTGCGTAACAGTTTGCTGGCCAAACGTATGCTTGAAAACCGCTTTGAAATGCGGCTCCCGCTTGACTGGCGGGTATACGAGGACCAGCCCGCGCCGTATTGGTTCGCGGCAATGGTGACGCGCTGGGTTATCAACCAGCCACAACGACAACTGGAGGGCTTTGTATATGGCTCAGAAATCTAACAAAAAAACGGCACCCGCAAAACGTGAGCGGCTGGTGTATTGCGGGCCTAACCTGCCCGGCGGTCGCCTGCCCGCTTTTACGGTTTTTGCCGGTGGCATACCCGGCAACGTGCAGGCAATCATCGCCGAGTGTGCGGACGTGCGCGGGCTGATTGTGCCCGTTGACCGGCTGGCCGCAGTGCGTGCGCGTATTGCCGACCGCACCACAGCCGAGGCGGCGCTTTACGCTGCCGTGCGCAAACATTTCAACGTCTAGGAGGCTAGGCAATGGCTTATAAACACGGCGTCCATATCTATGAGCAGCCGACCAGTATTGTGCCGCCCGTGCGCACGTCTGCCGGTCTGCCCGTAGTTTTCGGCACCGCGCCCATTAATATGGGCGATGTTGCCAACGTAAACAAGCCGGTACTGTGCTACACCTACACGGAGGCAGTACAGGCTATGGGCTACAGCAGCGATTGGGCTAGTTTCACGCTGTGCGAGTTCATCAAGTCGCATTTTGCGCTGTTCGCCTGCGCGCCTGTCGTTCTGGTAAACGTACTTGACCCCGCGCAGCATACTGCCAGCGTGAGCGGTGAGGCGGGCACTGTAACCGGCGGCAAGTATGTGCTGGCCCAGCAGGGCGTATTGACCGGCACCGTAGTTGTTAAAAACAGCGACGGTACCACAACGCACGTGCTCAACACCGATTATACCGTCGCGTTTGACGACGACGGAACAACCGTTATCAGCATAACCGATGGCAGCTCCATTGCCGAGGGTGCTATCATCACGGTTGACTACGACCACCTCGACGCAACACTGGTTACAACCGACGACATCATCGGCGGTATCGACGTAACCACCGGCGCACCTGAAGGGCTGGAACTGGTTAACGAGATTTTCCCTCGTTTCCGCCTTATACCCGGACTTATTTGCGCGCCCGGCTGGTCGCATGAGCCTGCCGTTGCCGCTGTGATGGCTGCCAAGGCTGGCAATATAAACAGCCATTTCAAGGCTGTTGCACTGACCGACGTACCCACGGATACCGTGAGCAAGTATACGGACGTGGCCGCATGGAAGAACAACAACAACTATGTCGACGAGCTGCAGGTTGTGTGCTGGCCCAAGGTGAAGCTGGGCACTGATGTATACCACCTGTCGACGCAGCTTGCGGGCCTTATTGCGCAGACAGATGCGGCTAACGAGGACGTGCCGTATGTTAGTCCGTCGAACAAAAACCTGCAGATGGTGGCCGCAGTTGTCGCAGATGGCACTGAGGTATGGCTCGGCCCCGATGCCGCCGCATACCTCAACGGGCAGGGCATTGTGACCGCTTTGAATTTCATCGGTGGCTGGAAATGCTGGGGCAACCGCACCGGGTGTTACCCCGGTGTGACCGATGTAAAGGACGCCATGTTGCCCATCCGGCGTATGTTTAACTGGATAGGCAACACGCTGGTGCAAACTTTTTGGCAGAAGGTTGATTACCCCATCAACCGGCGCCTCGTTGAGACCATCGTAGACAGCGCGAATATTTGGCTCAACGGGCTGGCCGCCCGGCAGTTTATTCTCGGCGGGCGTGTGGCGTTCCTGCCCGAGGAAAACCCGGCAACCGACCTCATGGACGGGATTATCAAGTTCCACGTCTATGTGACGCCGCCCAGCCCCGCGCGTGAAATTGATTTCATCCTCGAATACGACCCGCAGTACCTTGAAACGCTGTTTGGTTAGGAGGTAGGCAATGGCAAATAACGTACCCGAAAAACTTATTAACTTCCGCGTGTATTTGGACGGTGCCGACATGGTCGGCATTGCCGACGCGCAGCTGCCCTCGCTCGAGGCGATGACCGAAACCGTTAAGGGCGCGGGTATTGCTGGCGAGGTTGACAGCCCCGTATTGGGGCATTTCGGCAGCATGACATTAACCCTCAACTGGCGCACCATCACCGGCAACGCCATTGAGCTTGCCAAGCAACGGGCGCACAATCTGGAACTGCGCGGCGCGCAGCAGGAGTACGACGCGGGCAACGGCACGTATAAGACCGTGCCTGTCAAGGTGACCTGCCGCGCGGTGCCGAAAAAGTTTGACCTCGGCAAGCTCGACGTGGGCGCCAGCACCGAATCGCAAAGTGAGTTTGAGGTGTCCTACATCAAGTTGTTTGTGGACGGCGAGGAAAAGGTTGAACTCGACAAGTTCAACTATATTTACAAGGTAAACGGCGAGGACATCCTCGCAGAAGTGCGGCAGGCGTTGGGCCTGAATTAAGGGAGCGCGGACAATGGAACGCATCGAATTTGCAAAGCCGGTTACCATTGAGGGCACGGAATACACTGGTCTCGACCTTGATTTCGATAAGCTCACCGGCGACGATATAATCGCCTGTGAGCGCGAGTTTACGGCGATGGGTGGCGTTGCCACGGTGCACGAACTGTGCAAGGGTTTTCTTGCCATTGTGGCGGCCCGTGCCGCCGGTGTTGCGCCCGATATTGTGCGGGCGTTGCCTGCGCGCGAGTTTAGCAGGGTGACGGTCGCCGCGCAAAATTTTTTGCTCGGCTAGGGTTAGCACGGCGGCCCGCGCAAACCGTGCGGGCCGTTTCTTGTATGCTGTCCCGTGCCGAAACGTTCACCCCCGTGTCGTATTGGTTAACGCTGCCGCTGCGCGAATTGGCGCATTGGGTTGAGGCGGTAAAGGAGGCACAGCCGCGTGGCTAAAATATATCAGGTTGCATTCGAGCTTGCCGGTAAAATAGCGGGAAGTTTTAACAAATCAATGTTGACGGCCAGCGGCCACCTTGACAAGCTGGGCGGGCGCATTGCCGCATTGCAACGGCAGTCTGCTGATATTGATAATTTCCGTCGCCTGAAACAGCAGGTCGGCGCAACGGGTGCCGAGTTTGCCGCCGCCGAACGGCGCGTTGCCGAGTTGGCGGCAGAAATACGGAACACCGACAACCCCACAAAGGGGTTGCAGCGTAGTTTTGATGCGGCGAAAACAAAGGCCGGAAAGCTGAAAGCCGCACTTGCCGACCAGCGGCAGGAGCTGCACCGCGTGCGCGAATCGTTGCGCAGTGCGGGCATATCGACAACCAACCTAGTTGGGCAGCAGGAAAAATTAGCACAGTCTGCAGAGCGGGCGCGGCGGGCGCAGGAAAAATTGCGGACTGTTATCAGTAAACAGGAGCAGCTCCGTAACCGGCGTGCGGACCTGCAGGGGCAGCTCGTCGGCGCTGCGGGCATGGCGCTGGCAATGGCGGCACCTATACGGGCGGCCATGCAGTTTGAAAGCGCCATGTCGGACGTCAAAAAGGTTGTTGATTTTGAGACACCGGCGCAGTTCCGCGAAATGGGGCAGGATATCCTCAAGATGTCGCAGCGTATACCTATGGCTGCCGACGGCCTAGCCGCCATTGTTGCGGCGGCAGGGCAGGCGGGTATAGCCCGCACAGAGCTTGCCGCGTTTGCCGAATCCGCCGCGAAAATGGGCGTTGCGTTTGACATCACGGCTGACGAGGCCGGTACACTGATGGCAAAGTGGCGCGCGAGTATGGGGTTGACGCAGGGGCGTGCCGTAGCGCTGGCCGATGCTATTAACCACCTTTCAAACAACATGGCCAGCAACGCGGCAGAGGTTGCCGAGGTTGTGCGGCGGCAGGGTGCGCTTGCGCAGGCAAACGGCCTTGCCGAGCAGCAGACGGCGGCCCTCGCCAGTGCGCTGATTGCTGGCGGTGCTGGCCCTGAAATTGCCGCTACCGCGCTTAAAAACCTGACGCTCGCGCTTTCGGCAGGCACGGCGGCAACGGGGCCGCAGCAGGAGGCGTTTGCCGCGCTCGGGTTGGAAGCGGGCGCAATGGCACAGATGATGCAGGACGACGCGCAGGGTGCCATAATGACCGTCATGGAGGCATTGCGCGAACAGCCCGCCGATACGCGCGGCTCGCTGGCACAACTGTTGTTCGGCAAGGAAAGCCTGGGCGCCATTGCCCCGCTGATGCAGAACCTTGACAGCCTGAAAAGCGCGTTTGACATGGTTGGCGATGCTACGCGCTACGCTGGCAGTATGCAGGCTGAATACAACGAGCGCAGCAAAACCACGGCCAACGCGATGCAGCTCATGCGCAACCGTGTTGCCGCGCTGGGTATCAATATAGGTACCGCGTTGTTGCCCGGCCTGAACGCCGTGCTCGGCGTGTTGGGGCCGATAGTTTCCGGTGTGGCGGATCTTTCCGCGCGTTTCCCGCTGTTGACGCAGGTTATTAGCGGCGTGACAATAGGGTTGATTGCGCTCAAGGTCGCCAGCATTGCGGGCGGCTATGCGTGGACGTTCCTCGCCGACGGCGCGCTTATGGTGCGCAAGGCGGTGCTTTTGGTGCAGTCCGGCGCGCTACTGGCCAAGGGGCAAATCATTGCAACCACGGTTGCCACAAAAGCATGGGCGGCGGCGCAATGGCTGATTAACGCGGCCATGACGGCAAACCCGATAGGGTTGATTATTGCTGCCGTTGCCGCGCTCGGTCTGGCGGCGTACGCTATTATCAAGCATTGGGACAAGGTGCGCGAATTTTTCGCGGGCCTGTTTGACTGGTGGCTCGATAAACTGCAGGCGGTTATAGGTTTTGCCGGTAAAGTTGCCGGGTTGCTGGGGCTGGGCGGCGGCGGTGATGCCGCACCGGCGGCCACCACGGCAGCGGGTATGCAGCCGGTGGCCGCGCACGCCAAGGGCGGTATATTCAGCCGCCCGCATTTGGGCCTCGTTGCCGAGGCTGGGCCGGAGGCTATTGTGCCGCTATCGGATAAGGCGCGCGGGTTGGATGTGCTGCACGGCGCCGCGCGGGCGCTTGGTGCCGGTGGTGGCGGTGGCGGCATCAACCTCACGTTTTCGCCTACTATAAACGTTGGCAGCGGCGATGCCGAGGCGGTAAAACGCGGTGTCCGTGCCGGTGCCGACGAGATGGTCGCAAAACTCAAGGCGGCTATGCAGCAGGAGCGGAGGCTCAGTTATGCCTAGCGTTTACAGCACTGTGCAGGGTGATACATGGGACATTATTGCGCTGCGCGTGTACGGCAGCGAGAAGGGCATGGACGTGCTCATTAACGCGAATCCGGCCTACCGTGAAACGGTGTTTTTTGGTGCGGGTGTGGTGCTGGCAGTGCCCCCCGCACCTGCCACCGTAAACGCCAACCTGCCGCCGTGGCGTAGGGGTGCATAGATGCAGGCGCGGCGCACAGAGGTGCAGATTTATTATGAGGGTGTCGACATAAGCGCTGAGCTTTCCGGCTACCTCGAATCAATGGAATATACCGACAACGCCAGCGGCAAGGTTGACGACCTGACACTGCGGCTGGACAACAGCGACGGCGTATGGTCCGGCGACTGGATGCCGGGCAAGACCGACCGCATACGGGCAACCATTGTGCAGGTTGAGGATGGCAGGGCTGTGGCGCGCCTATACTGTGGTGAATTTCAGGTTGACGAGATAGAGTGCAGCGGCTGGCCGCTGGTTGCAGCATTGCGCGCGGCCAGTGTGCCGGTTAACACGGCAGTACGGCGCGAAAAAAAGAGCCGTGCTTGGGAGGCCGTGCAGTTGTCCGGCATTGCCGCCGAGGTTGCCGAACTGGCGGGGCTGGCACTGGTATATGATGTTGCCGCCGATACGCAGTATGACCGCGTGGACCAGCGGGACGAAAGCGATTTGGCGTTCCTGCAACGGCTGTGCAAGGACGCGCAGTTGGCGCTCAAAGTAACCGACCGGCAAATAATCGTTTTTGACGAGGCGGAGTACGACGCGAAAGCGCCGGTTGCCACCATAACGCCCGCTGATATTGATGCGTTCGGGTTTAAAACGCAGGCGCACGACGTGTATAAAGCGT